GACATCACCTTCATTCGCGGATCTCCACCACGGTGATGCGGCCCCATTGCTGCATCTCGAAGGTCTCGACGGTGAGATCGGCGGCATCGGTGTCGAACCGCGCCGGCACGTCGAACTCGAAATCCGCGGTGACGGCGACGCCGGGGTCTGGCGGTGTCGAGAAGGTGATGATCCCTGTCGCGTAATCCACCGAAACCCCGGACGTGGCCTTCACACCGTCGCGATAGACCATGACCGTGCCCTCGACCGGGCGCGTGATCCGGCGTTCGTGCACGGTGCCCCCGCTGTCATAGCGTCGGACCAGTTGAAAGGCGATCTGTTCTCCGTCGCCCGTCCCAAGCAACTGTCCCGCCGCCCGGAAATCGGTCCAGTCCTTGAAGCGAAACCCGTGCGCACGGCCGCGGCGGGCGTAGAAGAAGGCGAGGAATGCGGACACGTCGGCGCGCGAGCGGATGCCCGTGGAGACGTTCCATTCGCCGCGGGAGCCCTGCCACTGTGCCACGCGCTGCTCGCGCCCGCTCTGCGTGGCGGTAATAGCGGTCAGGAACCGCGGCCCGCCGCTGGCGCCATAGGCGATGGTGGCCGGAAACTGCACATCGTGAAAGTCGGTCATCTGTGCTCCTACCTGTTGCGCCGCGCCCGCGCGATGGCGCGGCTCATCTCAGCGGTGATCTGGCCCTGCGAGCGGCGGAAGCTGTCGGCATCGGGCGTGCTGATGCTCATGTTAATGGTGATGCCACCGCCGTGGTCACCGCCAGCACCGCGCTGCGTCTCGGCCACCTCCCTTCGCGACAGCACCCGCTCGCCGCGCTGCAGGATCGCGGGGACCTCGTCGGGCCGAAGGCCCGCAACACCAGAACCGGGGCGGAGACCGGGATAACCGCCACCATGGAAACGCTCAGCCCCGGCGAAGGCCATGGCCGGCACCTGCCGCTGCGGCAGTGCCGAGACACCGATCACTCCGCCCGAATGCGCCACCGCTGCGGTGAGGCTGCCGCCCAAGCTACCTCCAAGCCCGCCCCCGATTCCGCCAAGCGCGCCGCCCAGCCAGTTGGCGAGGGGCCCGAGCACCGCCGAGCGCAGCGCGATGCGGGTGATGTTCTCGAGGATCGAATTGGCCAGATCGCGAAAATCCACCTTGCCCTTTGTGACCAGCGCCAGAAGCGCGTCCTCGGCCCCGCGAAACGCACTGACCAGCGCATCGCCGATCTGGCGGCCGGTTTCCATCGCACTGTCAGCATAGCCCTGAAGGCTTTCTGAGACCGCATCCCAGCCGCGCGCCGCCGTCTCGCCGGCTGCCGCGATCGTGTTGCCGGCCTCCGTGGCGGCGTTGGCCGCACGTCCCGCGGCACCGCTGCTGCCGGAACCGGTGCCGGAGGCCCCATCCGTGCCGCCGGCGATCCCGTCAAAAGCATCGCCGATCCCGGCGACGGAGTCCGCTGACGCATCGGCCGCCTCCGATGTCCGCGCCAGCACCTCGCGGATCGCCGCGACCGACTCCAGCGGCCCGGTCGCCGCGGCGCGCAACGCATCGACCACCCCGCGGAGTGCGTCCTGCGTGGCCCGGGCGTCCGCGGCATAGGCCCCGAGGCCGAGATCGGGGACGCGATACTCCCGCTCGAAGGCTTGCGTGAACGCCTCCGCCGCCCGGCCGCCGGCGTCGCGTGCCGCGCCCGCGAACCGGTTCCCCAAATTGCCGAGGCTGACATCCTCGAGCGCGCCGATGCGCAGCCCGCTGTCGCCCACGGCCCATGCCGGCAATGCGGCGAGCACCGTGTTGATCCCGGCGATGAAGCGGTTCACCCGCCCGATCACCGAATTGAGCATCCGCTCCACGCCGCGCACCATGGCATTGGCCGCCCCGGTCACGACCTCGCCCAGCACGGCCGGCAGATCGGACCAGATCGCGCTTGTTGCTGCGAACGCCCCGCGCCACGTGTTGACGATCAGCGATGCGCCGCGCGCCACCGCGTCAAGACTGGCCTGCACGCCGTCGGCGACACTGGCGCGGATGCCGGCCCACGCTGCCGCCACCGTCGCCCCGAGCGCCTGTGCGCCGGTGCCCATGCGGTCCCAGACCTCCGCGGCCACGCCGCGCATAAGATCGAGGGCGTCGGAGAAACTCCCGGCAGCAGCGACCAGTCGGCCAAAGCGCAGGATCAGCTCCTGCGCGCCGATCACCAGCGCCACGAAGGGCAGCCGGATCAGCGCCCCGCGCAACAGCGCCAGCGCCGTGGCCAGCCCGCGCACGCTGACAGCCGCCGCTGCCAACCCGGCCACAAAACGCCCCGCCACAAGCCCTGCTGTCGCTGCAAGCGTGGCCGCCAGCCGGTCGAGATTGCCCAGCACCAGCTCGATGGCACGGCCCACCGGGCCGCTGCGCTCCGCGAGTGCTGCCATCGCGTCGGCCACGGCCTCCAGCGCCGGGGCTGCGGCCACCGCCAGCTGGTTGGCCAGCCCGCGCCAGATCAGCCCCAGCCGCGAGATCGCATCGTTGGTCCGCTCGATCTGGGTCGCGTCCTGCGCCGAGACCACGACCCCGAAGGCGCGCACGTCCTTGGTCGCCTGGCGCAGCGTGGCGCTATCGATCCGGCCCATGGCGATCGAACCTTCCTCGCCGAAAAGCTGGCCCGCCACCGCGGCCCGCTCGGCCGCGGGGACGAACTCCTTGATGGCGGCGTTGATCGCCCCGACACGCTCATCGAGCGGCAGCGCGATCAGGTCGGTGGCCGACAGCCCCAGCCGGTCCAGCGCGTCCGTGGCGGGGCCGGTCCCGGCCGCGGCCTGGCTGAGACGGCGCGTCAAATCCTTGGTCGCCTGCTCGATGCCCGACATCGACACGCCCGCCAGCTCGCCCGCGCGCTCCAGCGTCTGGATCGAGGCGACGGTGGTGCCCAGCGATTGCGCCAGCTTGGCCTGGCTGTCGACGACCTGCAGCCCGCTGCGGATCATCGCCGTGGCTGCAGCCCCCACGGCCGCAGCACCTGCCGCCGCCGCGATCCGCAGCCGGCGAAAGAACCGGTCGGCGCGCGCATTCGCGGCTTCCATCTCCGAGCCGAGACGCTGAAAGGCGGTGGCGCCGTCGGCCCCGATCCCCTTGAGTTCCGCGCGCACCTGCCGGCCACCCTCGGCCGCCAGCCGCACCGTGACCTGTTTTGATGCGCTGGTCATTGGGACTCCGATCCCTGTTTCTCTGCTTTTATGGCGTGTCGTTTTACTGTGGGCGCTGCGCCCGGATCTGCGCGTTGACCGCGCGCACCATCGCCGCCTCGATCACCGGCAGAAGCTCGACCGCGGCGCGTGGGTCGAGCCCGGCAGCTGTGGCCATGGCCAGCACCGCGCCCATGTCCCAGCCGAGCACCGCGCCGTCCGAGACGCGCAGCTGGCCGGTGGCCCGGCAGGCGACATCCCAGGCCAGCGCGCCCTCGCGCGTCAGCGGCGCGTTTTGCCGCGCCGGGCAGGCTTTGCAGATTTGCGGGCAGTTGTTGCAGTACCCGTCGCCCCCGCCGAAGTGCCATTCGGCGAGGGCGCTGAGGCGTTTTTTTCCTGCTCCAGATGCAGGCCCGGGGCCACGTAGCGCAGCTGGAACGCCTCGAAGATCGGCACGATCTCCAGCAGTGCGTCGAGCCCTTCGGGGCTGAGCGCGGCCGGCGCGTCGGTGGCATCATGCACGCCGGCCCAGTCATCCACGGCCACCCGAGCCAGCGCCTTTGCGAGGGCTATGCCGCGCCTGTTCGCGCTGGCCTCTTCCGGCAGATCCGCGAGGATCGGCTCCTCGCGGGCACGGTTCATCAGCGAGGTGGTGATCGGGGCCACGCGCAGCTGCACACCGTGGCCGAGATCGAGCCAGTCGGGCGACGCGTTCAGGTCGAGACGGATCATCAGGTCTCTCCATGGGTTGGGACATCGTTGAGCAGGGCGACCTCGAGCATCACGCCGGTCGCATCTGCGGCGGCGCGCCAGTCGAAACTCGCCTCGACCCCGGCCGGGCCGGTGATCGAATACTTCGGCTTGGGCAGGTAGACCCGCGGTAGCGTGAAGCTGAGCGCGTAGCCTTCGGCCATCGCAAAGCCGTAGACCAGCGCCACCGGATCGCCGCTGGCGGCCTCGGCCATCAGCGTCTCGCCATCGAAGCGCACGGTCAGCGATCCCTCGCAGGTGGCAAGGGTCGGATCGGCGCCATCGATGCGGCCATCCTCGCGGATCGACCGCACCCGCTCGATGCCGTTGGAGAAGGTCAGCGAGCCGGAGGTGACGCCCGCCAGCGGTGATCCTGCGCGCACAATGCGCCCGCGTCCCTGGCTGAAGCGGCGCAGCGCGAAGGCGGCGGGGTTCGGCTCCAGCGTGGCAGTTGCGGTCTCCTCGCCCTGCGCCACGACCGAGACGGTGGCATTGGCCGGGCCTTCCTGGCCCATCTGGAACGACAGCTCCTCCAGCACCGCGCCCGCATGGCGAAAGAAGACCGGGGTGGTGAGCTTCGGGTGCCCGATCTCGATCAGGAAGGACGGGATGCTGTCGGCCCCGCTGCGCCAGACATGGCGATAGCCGCCGCCAGTGAGCGTGGGGGCGGAGCGTTGCGCAAATGAGGCGTCCAGCGTGAAAGCGTTTCCGTCCGGGCCGGTGGCGTCATGGGTGATCGTGAGGGTTGTATCA